CCCCCTTCCAAAACTAAGCCCCCCTAAAAATTTTTTGCAATATTTCCTACACAGAGCTTTACTCAGTAATCTACTTGACTTAGTTCACTTCGCGCGGTACGCTCGCTGCACCTCTTAGGAGTGCATATGCAATTCCCCGATGTCGATCTCGACATCCCTTACGCTGCCTATCCGCCTACGTTTGAAGACTTGCAGGCGCGGGTTAACGCCGCCTTCAATAGCTTGGCCGAGATCTCAGACTCGGTGCTGGTCACGGATGAGGACAAAGCCACTGCCCGGGGAGTGGTGCTGGGGAACATCGAGCCCAGCGGAGCGGTTCTTTCCTCCCCCGGCACAGTCATTCAGATCAAAGCCATCCTTGACGAGTACGACAAGGAGGTGGTGCAGACTGCCAAGCAGATCCGTACTTACGTCACGAACAAGCTGATCGTTGACTCAACTCACCCAGACCCGCGCATTCGGCTCAAATGTTACGAAATGCTTGGTAAGATTAGTGACGTTGGGCTGTTTACCGACAAGTCCGAGGTCACTATGCGTCATCGGCCCACCGAGGAGCTTGAACAGCTGCTGCGGGAACGCTTGATGAAGACGATTGAGGCCCTGCCGGAGTCTCCGCTTACCCATTTGGACGTTCAGGATGCCGTTGCTAGCGACTCCAAGTGACGTTCAGCGCCTTTTGGCGAACTTAAAGAGCCTTTCCCCCGAGGAAATGGCCGATACGCTGGCGCTGTTGGAGGAGATTGACAGCCGAAAGCGAGTCCTACTTGCGCAAACCGACTTTTTGGCCTTTATTGCTGCCGTTGACCCCGACTATAAGTTCGGAACCCACCTAAAACGGCTTGGCGCACTGCTGATGCAGATCGAAGACGGGGTAAAAGACCGAATTGCGGTCTCTATGGCCCCCCGATTTGGCAAATCGCAGATGATTTCGATCTACTACCCTGCTTGGTACCTCGGAAAACACCCCGATCACAAGCTGATTTTGGCTTCGCACACGTCCGATTTGGCCGTCGATATGGCCCGAAAAGTGCGAAATTTGATGCAATCGGACGTGTATAAGGCGCTTTTTCCGGGTGTTGCCATTGCAGCCGACGCCAAGGCTGCAGGTAAGTGGAACACGACCAAAGGCGGCGAAGTGTTTGCTATCGGCGTGGGCGGTGCCCTTGCTGGTCGTGGTGCCCACTTGGCGATCATCGACGACCCCCTGTCAGAGCAGGATATCAAAGCTGGGAATACGGCTTCGCTCGACACGGTGTACGAATGGTTCCGTGCGGGTCTGCGGACTCGCTTGATGCCCGGTGGCAAGATTGCCATCCTGCACACACGCTGGCACCAGCGGGATTTGATTGGCCGGCTGATTAAAGACGCCACCCTCAATCCAGACGCGGACCAGTACGAGGTCTTTGAGTTCCCCGCCATCCTGACGTATGCCAACCCAGACTACGACCCAGAGGTGCAGGATTCGGCCTCGGAGCTGCAAAAGTCGCTGTGGCCTGAACAATGGAGTCTGGAGCACTTGCTCCGCACGAAGGCGTCGATGCCGGCGTGGCAATGGAACGCACAGTACCAACAGCAGCCCACTGCCCAAGAGGCGGCCATCATCAAGCGTGACCAGATTAAGTGGTGGCCCAAGGAAGACCCCCCGGAGGTTGACTACACCGTGCAGGCTTGGGATACGGCGCTGACTACGAACGAGCGGTCGGACTATTCCGTCTGCCAGACGTGGGGCGTGTGGCAAAACGAGGACGGGGTGGACAACGTCATCCTGCTAAACCGCATCAAAGGTAAGTACGAGTTCCCAGAACTGAAGCGAACGGCTCTGCAGCAGGTCAAAGAATGGACGCCCGACACGACGATCGTGGAGGCCAAAGCCTCAGGACAGCCGCTGATTGACGAGATGCGGCGCTCGGGGATCTTTGTGCAGGATTACACGCCGGGCAAAGGCCAAGACAAGATTGCGCGGGTGAACGCTATCAGTGATATGTTTACCAGTGGTCAGGTGTGGTTCCCCGAGACGTGGTGGGCCTCTGAAGTTGTGGATGAGCTGCTGGCGTTCCCCAATGGGGAGCACGACGACGATGTTGACGCGTGCACGCTGGCTTTGATCCGCATCCGTAAGGGGGGCCTGCTCAAGCTGCAGACTGATCACGAAGAGCCCGAACTGCTGTCCCGCTCGCGACGCGGGGCTTACTATTAGGAGCCGTCATGGCAACGAGTTTGATTGATAAAGGTCTGTATGCGGCCCCTACGGGGCTTGAGTCGTTAGAAGCTGATCCGGGCCTCGAGATCGAGGTTGTGAACCCGGAGAGCGTGACGCTGGCCGATGGCAGCATGGAGATCACGCTGGTGCCCGAGGAAGCCCTCAGTGATGAGGGTGAGTTCGATGAGAACCTTGCCGAGCGCATGGACGAGGGCGAGCTGTCGTCGCTAGCCTCAGAGCTGCTAGGGCTGGTGGATGCAGACGTGTCGGCACGCAAAGAATGGTCCGATATGTACGTGAAGGGCATCGAGGTGCTGGGCCTCAAGTATGAGGACCGGACAGAGCCTTGGGACGGTGCCTGCGGTGTGTTCTCGACGATTTTGCTCGAGGCCGCCATCCGCTTCCAAGCGGAGACCATGAGTGAGACGTTTCCTGCGTCGGGCCCGGTGAAGACCAAGATCCTCGGTGCCGTCACCCCGCAGAAGCTAGAAGCCGCTGAGCGCGTGCGTGCGGATATGAACTACCAGTTGACCGAGCGAATGGTGGAGTACCGCAGTGAGCATGAGCGCATGCTCTACAGCCTTGGCCTTGCCGGCTCCGCGTTCAAGAAGGTCTACTACGACGTGCAGCTCAAGCGGCAGGTGTCGATGTACCTGCCAGCCGAAGATGTGATTGTGCCCTATGGGGCATCAAACATCCAGACCGCTGAGCGTGTTACGCACATCATGCGTAAGACAAAGAACGAACTGAAGCGCCTGCAGTTGGCTGGGTTCTACCGCGACATCGATCTTGGTGAGCCGGTGAGTTTCTTCACGGACATCGAGAAGCGGAAGGCGGAAGAGGGTGGCTATACCCTCCAGTCGGATGATCGCTATGCGATCTACGAGATGCAGGTCGACTACTGCCTGCCGGGGTTTGACGACGAAGAAGGGATGCCGCGCCCGTACATCATCACCATCGACAAGGGCACATCCAACGTGCTCTCTATCCGTCGCAACTACGACCCCACGGGCAATCAAGACATTAAGCGCGATCACTTCGTACACTACGTGTATGTGCCGGGGTTTGGCTTCTACGGGCTTGGCCTCATCCACATCATCGGTGGCTACGCCATCGCAGGTACGTCGCTCATCCGTCAGCTCGTCGATGCCGGTACGCTGTCCAACCTGCCCGGTGGTCTGAAGGCTCGGGGGCTGCGAGTGAAGGGCGACGATACGCCGATCGCGCCGGGTGAGTGGCGTGATGTGGACGTGCCCAGTGGTGCGCTGAAGGATAACTTCTTCATCCTGCCGTATAAGGAGCCAAGCCAAGTGCTGGCTGGGCTCCTCGAGAAGATCACAAGCGAAGGCCGCAGGCTCGGGGCCATCAGCGATATGAACGTCTCGGACATGAGCGCAAACGCGCCTGTAGGGACGACGCTGGCTATCCTCGAGCGCGTGCTGAAGCCGATGGCTGCGGTGCAGGCTCGCGTGCACTTCGCTATGAAGCAGGAGTTCAAGCTTCTGAAGGCGCTCATCGCTGAGTATGCCGATGAGCCGTATGACTACATCCCCGAGGGTGTGGACCGCAGGGCGCGAAGCGAAGACTACGCGCAGGTAGATGTCATCCCTGTGTCGGACCCCAACGCGACCACGATGGCGCAGCGAGTGGTGCAGTACCAAGCCGCGTTCCAAATGGCGCAGACTGCTCCGCAGATCTACGATCTGCCGTATCTGCATCGCCAGATGATCGAGGTGCTTGGCATTAAGAACGGCGACAAGATCGTGCCGCTGGCAGAAGACCAGAAGCCTCGGGATCCGATCAGCGAGAACATGGGTGCGTTGGTTGGCAAGCCCATGAAGGCGTTTATGTATCAGGACCACGAGGCGCATCTGACCGCGCATCAGTCGTTTATGCAGGATCCGATGATTTTGCAGTCCATCGGGCAGAACCCACAGGCGCAGCAGATCATGGCGGGTCTGCAAGCTCACATCGCAGAGCACCTTGGGTTCATGTATCGCAAGCAGATCGAAGAGCGTCTTGGTGCGCCGCTCCCGGCTCCCAACGAAGAGATGCCGGAGGAGATCGAGCTTCAGCTCTCACGCCTCGTGGCGGACGCAGGCAAGCAGCTCACGCAGATCCATCAGACGCAGGCCGCACAACAGCAAGCGCAGCAGCAGGCGCAAGACCCGCTGTTCCAGCTCCAACAGCAAGAGCTGCAGGTCAAGATGCAGGACGTACAGCGCAAGGCCCAAAAGGATCAGGCGGACGTCGCTCTTGACGAGAAAAAATTGCAACTTGAGGCGCTCAAAATCGCAGCGCAAGCCAACAAACCGAGAGCGTAAATGGCTAAGACCGTCTATGACGTGCTGGTTGACAAAATCACCGCCCACATTGCGGCGGTTGCAGATTCATTGGCCTCTGGCGCAGCTAAAGACTACGCGGAGTACAGAGATCTTTGCGGCTTGATTCGAGGTCTAGAGACCGCAAAGCGTGAAATCCTTGACCTTGCGCAGCAATATATGGAACAAGACGATGACTGATCATCAGCTAACTGATGAGGAATTTGAGGCCCAACTTCCCAAACCGGTAGGTTACCGAATCCTCATCGCTCTACCCAAGGTAGAGGAAGCCTACGACTCTGGGCTTATGAAGGCAGAGCAAACCCGACATGCAGAAGTAGTTCTCTCCATGATGGGTGCCGTTATCGACATGGGGGAACAGGCGTATTCCGACAAGGATCGCTTCCCCACGGGTCCGTGGTGCAAGGTCGGTGACTTTGTGATGTTCCGCCCCAACTCGGGCACACGCTTCAAGGTGAATAGTCAGGAGTACCGACTGTTGAATGACGATTCAATTGAAGCGGTTGTGCCGGACCCGCGCGGCGTAACGCGAGCCTAAGGAGCCCACCATGCCTATGCAAAAAGTTGAATTTGAGTTTCCGGACCCTGAGAAGGTCTCGAAAGAGATCGAGGTCGAGCCGGCGACTGACGTAACGGACATCACGGAGAAGCCGCCGAAGTTAGAGCGCACGCCGGCAAAGGCGGACGACGCCGCGTCCGACATCCAGATTGAGATTAAGGACGATACGCCTCCGAAAGACCGTAATCGCAAGCCCTCTGAGCCGCCGTCAGAAGTAACTGACGACGAGCTTGGTGAGTACTCGGAGAAAGTCCAGAAGCGCATCAAGCACTTTGCCAAGGGCTACCACGATGAGCGCAGGCGTGCGGAAGCCGCACAGCGTGAGCGTGAAGAAGCCATTCGGTACGCGCAGAGCCTGCAGGAGGAGAACAACCGCCTCAAGCAAGAGTCGACTAAGAGTCAAGAAGCGCTCATGGCACAGGCCAAAGCGCGGACGACTGCAGAGCTTGAGCAGGCTAAGCGCGCATACAAGGACGCCTACGAGTCTGGGGATTCCGAAAAGGTCTTGGTGGCCCAAGAAGCGCTTATCGCTGCTAAGAATCGGTCAGAGCGCGTTGCTAATTGGAAACCGCCTCCTTTACAAAAACCTGAAACTCCTGTACAACCTCCCGTATCCGCTCCTGCGCCACCGGTAGATACCAAGGCTGCGGCTTGGCAACAGGCCAATTCTTGGTTTGGATCCGATGATGAGATGACCGCTCTTGCGTTGGGGCTGCACCAGAAGTTGGTCCGCGAGGGTGTAGACCCTCAAAGCGATGCCTACTACGAGCGTATCAACACTCGTATGCGACAGGTCTTCCCAGAGGCGTTTGACGCCGATGAGACGGACTTTGAACCTCCCCCACCCCCTGCTGAAAAGCAGCGCAAAGCGTCTGTGGTTGCACCCGCATCCCGCAGCACCGCTCCTCGAAAAATCGTGCTTACTGCATCCGCAGTCGCACTCGCAAAACGGCTTGGGCTTACGCCTGAGCAATACGCCCGACAGGTTGCTGAAGACATGAGGAAACAACAAAATGGCTGAAAACCGCGCTAACCGTGAACTTGAGACCCGTGAACGCACCGCTCGCAAGCGTGCGTGGAATCGTCCCGATGTGTTGCCAAATCCGAATCCGGAGCCCGGCTACACGTTTCATTGGGTTCGTATCAGCACGCGTGGGCAGGCTGATCCCATGAATGTTTCTCTCAAACTTCGAGAGGGTTGGGAACCCGTCAAAGCAGTCGACCATCCTGAGGTCCATGTTGTGAACGTCGAAGACGCGCGCTTCAAGGACAACATCGTGATTGGTGGGCTGATGCTTTGCAAAGCCCCGATCGAAATGGTTGAGGATCGTACTGCGCACTACCAAGACCAGAACGAAGCTCAAATCCAGTCGGTTGATCAAAACTTTATGCGTCAGAACGATCCTCGGATGCCGCTCTTTGCTGAGCGTAAGTCCAAGGTGACCTTCGGACGCGGTCAATAATTTAGGAGTCTTAAATGGCTTACCCCACGGTTGATAAGCCCTACGGGCTAAAGCCGATCAATCTGATCGGTGGGCAGGTGTTCGCCGGTTCTACGCGGATGTACAACATTACTTACGC